ATCCCCAAGAGCGACGATTGCAGTGCTGAACTCGGCTTTATTCACGCCCGGCTCAGCAAGTTTCGCCGAGAGAGCCGCAATGTCACGGCTTGCATCATCCTGTCGCTTCGTCAATCCCACCATGTCAGTATTGACTCGATCAATACCAGTTTGAAACTTTTTGGTATATTCGTCGGTCAATCTCGAAATTTCGGCCATGTCAGCCATAGTATGCTCCTTGTTTGTAATATGAGAAGCTCGGTTGCTCCCCGCATTAGTTTCAGTTAACGATTTTATTTCTAAATTGAGTTCTTTCGCTTTGTCAAAGATGGCGCCGCGATTCGCGGGCACATTAACAATGGAGATTTCGGCGAGTTTGATTTTAGTGTGTGTGCGAACGCCGGTCTCAGTATTGTCCTGATATTCGACCGGCCAAAAGGCGATGGAAAACGCTTTCAGAATCTTGGCATCAACAAGAGTTTGCACGTCAAGACCATCGCTCGTATTGACGACAATACTATCAACCCAAAGACCATTGGGACGGATTTCAAAACTCTCCGTCTTTCCTATCGGTTTTCCATACCAGTCGTGACCGAAGAGCAATATGGGAAACTCCATGTAAGCATCCATCGTCGCCTTATCAAACGCAGTCGCTGCAACTATTTCATTATAGGAATCAACTTGATCGGTTGAAGCCATACCGCGAACGTGGTATTGACCATCATCGGCCATGCCGGATTTCTCTATCAGCGCGCCAGTCAAGCAAATCTTTTTATTCAAATCGGGCGGTGTTCTAAGTTCCATCTTATTCTCCTTCAACGATTGAAGTCATTCCACAGCGGCAGTTGATTACTTCACCCGCCGATCCATTGGGATCGCTGGGGCAATCCAAGAGATCGTCTCCAACAACAAATTTCTCATCAAGACCAACACTCTGGCCGTCAGCGGCAGCGTGTGAATCACGCTCGTTGCCGTCCATGTTGGTGCTCCAGACCTTTCTCTGGACAACACCAGAGTCGCGGTAAGCAGCAAGTGTCCCACCGTTGACGTATTTGTTCATTTCAGTTTGAGCTATGGTAAGCGAGCGACCGGCGTACCATTCATCGTACATGCCGCGTATGTTCTTTTTCAGGGTTTCAATACTGTCGCCATTTTCGTATGCATCAATAAGGCGTTGCTTAATAGCATCGTAAGTCGTGTCATTAACGCCGACGAGTTTATTTAGGCCGGTTTCGATAATGTGAGCAACGCGGGGATTGGTTACGTTAAAGACGGAGTCAACGCCTAACCGAGAGATAGTAGCGTTGTATTGTGACTGCATGACTGATGTAACTTTTGGCTGGGCGGCTTTACGCAACGCTTTCTTTTCTGCGTCAGCATCAAATATCTTATGGGCATCGTCGGGCTTAAGGCTGTCTTTGGTCACGAAAACAAAGAGGCTCGACCGCAGGCCGCCAGTCGCTTTGTCAATATCAGCCATAACACGCCGGAGCTGAGACCGGAAGAAGCTCGCCATGAATTCGGCAAAGGGCTTCTCATATTTCTGTAGAGTCTTCTCGTGCAACTGCCAAGGAGCCAATTTGACTAATGTTGACTTGGCTGTCATTCCGGATGAGTTATCACCGAGTTGTGTCTCGTCGGTAACGGCAGGTAAACCGCCGAATGTGGCGGCGGCCTTGAATTCATCGCCGCCATCAACCTCATCGTACCCCAGTTGCGCGCGGCCTTCGTTACGGGTAATGAGACCACCGTTATATTGTCCAACGATCCGCGTTGACTTCTGCGTCTGGTCTTCCTGTAGGGCTTCGATTTTGTCGAAGTTATGTTTAGTGGTGAAGTCTTGTCCAAGACGCTTCGGGAGCTTTAGGTTGATTGCGTCTTCAAAAAGTTTGGCAATAGGAACGATGCAATTCTTCCAGAAGAGCCTCTCTTGAGCATTGGCATTAGCATAGTTGGCAAATTTAAGAATGCCCACCATGAACGGGGGCACACCAAAGGCGGCGCAGATATCCTCAATCATCGCGTCACGCAATTGCGGAAACATCATGTCTTTGACTGGAGGGGTTAGAGCCTGAAAGGTGAGGCCACCCTCAAGGACGGCTACGGAATGCTGTTGATCTCCACTATATAGTTTTTTCCAAGCATCCACCATGCGCGCAGAGAGATCGGGGGTGAGTGTCTGCACAGTCGAAAGTACAGCCGAGGGAACAGCATAGTTTTTGAAATAATAACCGTGATGCGTCAGGATATACCAATACAGCAAGATGGAGAGTTTGATTGATTCGATTGGTGACAAGCCATGATATTGATCTCGCGGGTCTGGCCATGAAAAGTGGATAATCTCTTCGGGTTCATATCTAACCGACCGGCCACCCCTTTTCAGAACATAGGCAGCAATCATTTTTTCGCTGTCGTCTTTTATCTCCATGTATTCCGGCGGTAGATTCCACAATTCGACAGGTATGTCCGATTCATTACTCGGCTCAATTGACCAATAAGCGTCACCGGCAATCAGGAGTTGCGTCGCCGTCTGCATTCGGAGCTTGAATTCGGCTGCTTGTGGATTAGGTCGGCGTAACAGGTCGTAAACAGGGCCATCTTCAATTATCATATCGCCCGCATCGTGGATATCGAGCGGCACCGAGGCATAGTTCTGAGCAATTACTTTAACGCACGAGTTTACCCAAGACGATATCCGACAAGCCTGCATATTTACTTCCGGTGTATTCATGCGTTGCACGAAATCGCCGGCCACGACAGTCATAATGTTATGAGCGCGGTTAGCCTTACTGATATATCCGAGCTTGTCAGCTATGCGATTGATAATGCTCATGCTACAGTCACCCTCGGCGCGTTTTTGAACATGATATTGAAGGCTATATATTCGTAATTGTCAGCGTGACGGTGATGGTCTGGCTTGCCGCGTTCGTCCCAAATGGCTTTGATTATTTTGCCCTTGCCGAATTCCTGATAGAGCCGGACGGGTTGTTTCATCTGCAGCACAAAGTTGCCTTTGTCGATGCTGGCATAATCGGCGGGCAACGCGACCTTGCCGTCGAGATAGGCCGATAGGGAGTCATCAAGCGATTGATGCTTGTCAATTTTAATCCACGAATCGACATAATCAATCGACATGTCGGTCGATAATGGATTAGGCGGGTACTCACAGAGATATACCACCCCCCGATGTTTGTCCCTGAATTCTTTTGCCGCGTGGGTTTCGGGCGCGTTGTCAATCACGGCGATCATCACGTTGTAGTCTTTAATTAATTTGCCGACTTCGTCCCACGTCGGAACCGTGCCGATAAACCGTTTCCAACGCACGCCGTTTTTGATTTCCGAGATATGCACGTGGAACACGCCGCCAACGTCAACCCCCATGATGCATCCCTCTTTGCAGTTCAGCGGCATGAAGTAACCGGGCTTAGAACAGGAACGAAGCAACAGGTCGGTAATCCGACTGCCCTCTTCCGAGTAGGGCAAGCCGAGGACGGAGTTGTAAAACACTTGTCGAAGCCCCGGCTTTGTGGCCGCGAGTAGCCAATCCGCCCACATGTCGCGGATATCGCGTTGCGCCGTGAATAACTGTGACTGCGTATAGCCGGATATTTCCCGCTCAGGATGTTCTGGCACCCATTCCCCAGCCGATAGGCGATGCATCGGCTTCTCGCACTTGGAACATAGTACCTGAACGTCGGCCTTACTCTCCGGCTTCCATACCTTATCGCGTAGTTCGTAAGCACTTTCGGAGACTTGCCGAACAATATTCTTAAACCAGTCAAGGATTTGTTGATGTCCACAGGCCGGGCATTTCTGCATCCAGACCTTTGCATCCGATGCTTGATATTTTTCATCTATCCCTGAGTTCTCGATTGTGGGGTTAGATATTTCAATAATTTGCGGGTCTTGTCCAGTGCGTTGCCGGGCCGCCGCGAGCCGATCATAAGCGAGAGCGAGATTCTTGGCATTGCAGCGGTCATACTCATCTATGACAAGCATTTGAGCGGAGAATTCGATAAAACTATTAGGAGTCTGCGATCCAACAATATTGAGAAGCCCTTGCCATAGCTTTTTCATGCGGACGTTGTCAGTCGATCCAATGGCCTTCCGATATAATTCCACACGTTGGAAAAGTGGGGTCAATCGCTCAAAGACCATGCGTTGGCACTCAGTATCCCCAGGTAGAACATACAGAACAGTCAGGCCATGATGCATTGCATCGATTGCCCGGATAATCATTTGATCTGTCCAGCCGCCTTGTACCGATTTGCGCCCAACAATATGGCGAGCCTTGTCCTTGTAAATGGGGATAGACCAGGGAGCATCAAGAAACGTCATCGGATTGCCGACGGTATTCCGATGGTGTTCGATGGCCAGGGATAGGACCGGCCAACGCATCGAAATCAATTGCCGCTTATAATCAAGCGGATTTGAATCGGCCAGCGTTTTTAAGTGTTTCGAGAACCGCGTCGGATTCCCGATCAACCCTTTCGCGCTGTCCATCGTCAAGACTTCCATAGACATAATTCACGTAATAATTGTGAGTGCTCGAATCGACACCGCCGCCCATTTGCCTGATCGCCTCAGCAAGCTTCTCCTCTTTTTCCCCAATCTCTTCTTGGGCTGTTTTGATTGCTTGGATTGCGAGCTTATGATCACAGATTCGTATTGTCATCGGCTTACCGTCCTTGTTGAGGATGGCAGAACCGTCTTTGGCTAATAGCGGATGCTCAATACCATTGATCGCTTTGTTATATAGCCGTTCAAGGCGCGCCAATCGCACGCGCTTGTTGGCGATGGGAATATCGAAAATCTTATCTGCGTATTTCACACGGCAGGCATCAATGGCTCTCTGAACACAGGAGTTCCGCAGATAGCTGCAAATAGCTTGTTGAGATACTCGAACGTGGAACGTTTCATCGAGCTGGTCAACGATATCTTGTTGGGAATCAAACGCAGCTGCGCGTCCGATGATGAAGCGCTTATGCTCTTTGTCTAATTTATAGGGAGTGCTTTTTCTGCGGACAAGACTATTACTAAGTTGTTGCGGTGAAGAGGCCTTTGGCGTTCCCATGCGCGAAGCATGGGAAATACACAACAAAAAGTAAGTTCCTTTCTGGTCACTTTTTGATTAAGTCGTTGAAAGACAAGGGGAGCAGGATTACTTTTTTATAAATTCTTTCTTGAACGGAGAATGGTCGATATTGGATTTAAATAGAAAAGGGACAAGATCGAAAATGCCGAGAGTCTTGCCATCCCTAAAATCCAAGAGAATGCATATTGCTGCCATGATCTTTGGAATATCGGAGTCGATAGTTTCTTCATCCATCAGCAATGTCCGCAAATTACAAAGGGATATATCTATAGCCTTGGTAAGTCCATCCCTAAACCATTCGGGACACTCCTCACGAAGAAGCCTGAATCTTATAATAGCCTCAGCCATCACATTCCCCAATCCTTCGGATCATCCAATCTATCCATGTCGTCGCGTAATGGTCAACCCATGACGAACTGCATTATTAAAGCTTTTCCACCAATTATCCATGAATCACAACCCTCCCTTTTGCCTGACATTTCCTTATCTGCTCAATCGCCGCCCGAATCTCTGCGTCTGGCAGGTATTTAATAGCATGATCCAATCTAATCTTTTTGGGTTCGACAAGCAAGCGAACTTGCTTATAGCCGTCAGATTCATAAACAGGCCAGTCGTCACAAACCTCTAATCGGAGCTTATACAGATATTTCTTTGCCAACTGGTCATTCCCGTGTCCGAGTTCCATGCGAGATATCCAGCCGTCAGAAGCCGCGATCCGCGCCGCCGCCATGCGGACAAGATAACTAAACGACGTGCCAGACAATAGACAGCTTGTCCCATCCAAATAAATGATGCTCCGAAGGCCAATCATGGTGCCGGTCAAAAGCAATCGATTAATAATCATCCAGTTTTTCTTCCATCTTCCGCGTCAGTTCATCTAATTTGTCCATCCCCGCAACAATGTATATCCCAAAAACAATAGTTATTAAAAGGGCAAATATCGAAGCTCCCGAAATGGCATTGCGCATTGGTGTGATAGGCTCGCTTCCAAAATAGATTGATACTCCCATCAGAATACACGCCACGAAAGCCAACCAAAACACCTTCAATCCCTTTTTCATTTTTCATCCTTCTTCCCCGCCATACGCTCAAGCGCGTCGGCGATACGACTGATATTATAGACAGTAACTGCATACTGTAAATATATTCCCAGTACGGCGATACCGCCCGCAACCACCCCCACAATATCCAACCAGTGTGGCATCACTTCCTCCTTCTTTTAACTTAATATTCTGATGATATTACGGGTATTCCAGCATGATGTTCTTCATATAATCCCTCGGCGATTTTTTTACGGCCATACATTCCAGCGGGATATTGATGAACAATAATTTTCTCAGCCGCCCGTTTCGCTTGGTCAGTCATTTTCGGCCTCCAGTTTTGAGAGAAGGGATTCCATACACCCTAATAATTTAACATCAAACAATGTCCCTGTTACAGGTTCAACCTTAGAAAGAAGTAGTTCGGTAAGCCGAGCATGGGCAACACCTAATAGTCTATGCAATTCCTCGTGGTGATTGCAGGCGCGGGCGATGAATTCAGCATTAGCGCGCTCTTCCCCATTATCCCGATTTTCCATATCTTGCTCTACGATAAGAGCAATGGATAATATATCATTTCGGACTCCCCATGACTTATCGCTATATTGAGTAGCATGCCACGGCGTTTTTGTGTGTTCACTTGGCATAATCACTTCCCTTCAACTCACTTTGTATTTTGCTTTCAACTCTGCAATGAGCCGCGCAATCTCCCCACCCAGCGTCGCCATCTTCTGCCTATCTGTCTGTGCTGACAGTAGCAACCGCCGAGTGCCGTCCGCGATCTCGTGCCTGAAATCGGTTGAGCTGACGGCCAGCGGCGCGGGCTGTTCCTCTTGGCGTTTACCTTCACGCTGTTCGTGTAACAACGCCGAACACTCAGCCATCATATCTGCGACCGACGGACAGGGATTGAATGACTTTAGCGAGAGTCCAATCAGGGTTTCCCTGCGTGCAAAATTATCCAGCATCTGCCAGAGAATTATCAGCGGATATCTCTGCAACTGCCGAAAATACACCGCCGCCTGTCCGGCTTGTGGGGGGAATCCCGTTCCCAGCGACAACCAGAACTCGCTAAACAGGCTTTCCCACTGTTCGGCCGAACATCTCTCCAATTTGTTCTGTGAAGGTTTTCCCTCCGACAAATTTTGCGGTGTTTCCATTTTTGCTTCCATCCTTGTAGGGTTGTCGATTATCATATCGCCCATTGATTATTTTCTCCAGATTTTCGGGTCCAAGTATCCAATGCAGGTCGGCCTTAAATCCCTTTTCGTTCCGGCCAGAGAGCCAGTCCGATTGATTAACTCTCTCGAAATGCTCTTTCCACCAATCGAGAGTAGGATGCTCTTTGAGCACCCTCACGATCTGTTGGTAAAGGGGTTTTCCTTTTTCACATTTTCGTATTTTGGGCAAAGACGGACAACCAGCATGATACAGTTCGAGTATTTGTTTAACGATTGATTCCGTTGGTAAAACGGTATCGTCCGGCTTGGCCGGTCTTTCAGTTTCAGTATCATTCTCAGTATCATGTTCAGGTTCAGTATCAGTATCATTGCTTCGGAGGGGTATCGAAGGGGTATCGAAGGGGTATCGTAACCCATAGTAATCACAGAACTTGTGGATTATTTCGACTTTTGGCAAGGATTTTAGGATAATGTCGATACCCCTGACGTGTTTTTCATTGGTTAGGCTGATATTGGGGTCAAATTTAAGGCCATTCGTTAGCCATACGATACCCTCTCGATGGGCTATCCAATGGGTATCTGACAATTCTTTTAAGGCCGCCGTGACTCGCTTTAGTGTTAGATGCGTCATCTTCGCAAGCGTCACTTTTTCGCCTTCGTCAAATATAGATATGCAGGCCATGTTTGTGAGCCGCGATGTTCGGAGACATTGAAAAACAAGGATGGCATCCGAAGAAAGATTTTGATGGTCAAAGTCATCCCAGAGAGCCGTATATACTGGCCTATAAGTGCCGCGTTCGTTCATGTCACCCCATCCCCATCGTTTCTGTGATGCCATTGTTTATGAACTTAATCGCCGCCCGTGACGCTGCATCGATCGTCGGCCACGACTGGGGCTTGTAGTCAACCATCCTCAGCCGCGCGCTGTCGATATCAATCTCAATCTGATAGTCAGTATTGTCACCTACGCGGTAGAAGCGTATCCTGTGGCCGCGATACTTAATCTCTCTCAAAAACTTTTCAGGTTTCATATTATTGCCAGCTCTTCCTGCCTTGCTAATTCTATAACTGGAGCAAGTCTTTGTTTTATCAGCTCTATATATTTTGGATTTAGCTCAATCAGAATTGACCGGCGACTATGACGGAGAGCAACTTCACCTGTCGTTCCCGATCCCGCAAACGGATCGAGAACCGTTCCATCAACGGGACATCCCGCCAGTATCATTGGCTCAATTAGTTTCGGGGGGTATGTGGCAAAATGAGCATCGGGATATGGTTTTGTGTTGACCGTCCAGACGGAACGCTTATTGCGATAATCGACTATAGCCTTGGGTGACTGCTGGCCACGGGCATGTTTCCCCAGCGGATGTCTAATAGTAATACCGTTTTCGGTCTCAGTTATTGTGCGTCCGCGCAAAACCGATTCTTTACTATCATAGCCATACAACCTATCCCGAACTATTCCTGGCGGTCTATTATCTCCACTGGTGAGAGCATATATAGCCCTTTCCTTTATTGCCCCATTATCAAAATAATACTTTGCCGATTTTGTCATTAGGAAAACATACTCATGGCTTTTCGTGCACCTATCCGTCACGCTCTCCGGCATGGGATTGGGCTTGTTCCAGATGATATCTTGCCGGAGATACCATCCATCGGCCTGTAGTGCAAAAGCCACGCGCCAGGGAATGCCAATTAATTGTTTTGCATAGCCCTGTTTACCTCTTTCAATGCAGGGTAAATCACGTTCATCTCCATTAGCAACTGATTGAGCATGATTGGTTTTTCGCGTACCACTCCCATAAGAATCTCCGAGATTCAAAAAAACAGTCCCGTCATTTCTCAAAACCCTCTTAACTTCACGGAATATCTCAACCATCTTGCTAACATATTCTTCGGGTGTTTTTTCAAGACCGATTTGGTTGTCAATGCGCTTTGCTCCGCACTTGCCGCAGATGTCTTTGTATGGTTGTGAGAATGTTCTCAATTTAATGTTTTCGCTGGTATATCCCGCAAGACCAGATTTATCACTACACAGTGGCGCACCTTTATGGTCACATCCCAAATCCCCACCTTCCCATTTGGCAGTTCCATAATCCCTCAGTCCCCAATATGGCGGTGACGTGACGCAGCAATGTACTGATTCCCCGGGGATGGTTTTAAGGATGGCCAGGGCATCGCCAGTATAGATGACAGCCTTTCCTAACTGCTCCATCATACCGTCCCCGCGAACATATCAAGTGTAAGGTCCCGCCTGCGCCGTTTAGGGTGCTCCGGCGGCTGAGCTGGGGCTGTGACCGCCGGAGCTGTGGGTACTGCCGTAGCAGTTGCGGGAAGAGTTATCAATCGGTAATAGAAACGATGGTCGGTCTCTGACCATTCTTTCACCCAGTCATATCCATCGGCCTTGAGTTCGTGCAGGCGGCCGCCATACCTGTTACACACCATGCCGAGCGTATAAACGTCAACCGGAGTCCCTGGCATCTTCCCGTCAATGGGCATCAGGGCGGCGAGTATCTTGGCCTTCATGGTCATGGGTTTCATAATCCAAGACTTGTCATTAGGGCATATGTCTTTGGTGCATCCTTCGACTTCTCCCAATGCAATCCGACCTCGTCAATAAAAGATTTTTCAATAGCGTCCCAGTGATTGACTAATATCTCCCACTTTTCAGAAATTGTGGCAAGTTCCCATAGTCGAGGGCGAAATTCGGGGATTTTTTCGATTAATCGCAGGCATCGTCCGAAATCGGACGGATCGCTTGGAGTATTCGGCCAATAAAATTCTCGCTCAGTCAATGGTATATTAACCATGTGAAACGCGATAACCTTAGAAGATATCCCTGTATCCTCGCCAGCCAACCACATCAAAACTTTAGTTTTGGTGTCCATACCTTTCCCTTCACCATTTTCTTTACCCCCGCCCATATCCACAGCCAAAAGGCAACGGCAAACCACAGGCCAGCGATTGCGTCGAACGTGGCACAGACTATCAGGCCAGCCGTGATTATGTCACCTTGTTGGGCGAGAGTCATCGTTACTTCTCTTTATTAATCGTAAGCTCAAGAGTATAAATATTCCGACTCATACCTGGATTATATGAGAATCTCGGATTGCTCAATTCCATATCCCCGCTATCTAAAAGACACTTCAATAATTCCATTTGATTCTCTTCCTCATATGTAATCGGGACAATTTCTAAAAGTTCATGGTTAATCCGTATTCTCATATCCTATTCCTTTCCTTCGAGGCGGGCGAGGGTATATTTCACATTAAAATAGACGTTGTCCCTATCTTCACTCTCAAAAACCGTCTCGCCCTCCACTTCATCGAAACAGGCGGAAATAATAGCGGCAAGCGATTCTCCCGAATGATATGACGCACTCAATACGGCTTCTTCTGGAATATCATACTGAACCGGCCCCTTAAAATGACAATAAGAAAGCTGCACTTTTATTGGCCACACCCCCGATGGCTTCGCTCTGTAAACCTTGCCGTCAATGATTACGAGTATTGTCATCTTAACTTCCTTATCTCTTCAATTATCGCATTGGTTGAATCCAAAATCGCACCAATTAAAAAACACCACCAAAATGTTTGCATGTCCTTATTAAACACCGCCATGAGTCCGACGAAGATGAGTATGCAAGCGACAATTAATCGAACTATCATCACGCCCTCCTATTCAGGTTCTCAAAATATGAGAGGTCAACCGCGCCGGTCGCGGGGAATGTCATGTCACCGATAATCCAGTCGTGGATTGCTATCAATTCGAGTATGGGTTTATCATCATTTCCTATATGTATTTTGGGAATAAAGGCCAGAACCGGAAACGGATTCCCTTTTCCACTGACCTTGTTTTGCATCCTGACTTCTTCACTTCTCAATAGAGACTCCCGCTCTGCGGGATCGAGCGTCGCCCATTCATCAAAGAACTTAAAGAAATCTTCTGCCTTCATATGCTCCTTTCAGTGGGGTGGGATATTGCGTCCCACCCCGTTAAGCGGCACGAAAAAGGAGGTGCCAAACGCGCCGCCGTGTTTTCGCCAGATTCGCAGGGAAGACAAACAGATAGTGTTAATTAAACAATCCATTATTGGTTGCGCGAATCTGGCTTCAAATGTCAAAGAACTATTTTTCCGTCAGCATCAGCCGCTTGCTCTGTGCGGCTAAAAGTCTGTCATTACTCAGTAATTGCCCGACTGTGATTTGGTCCCCATTCGGCGCGGTTATCTGGATATTGGCCAGAAAAGCATCCTTCATTTCCATCAGTCCATACTCAACCGCAATGAGAATCACCCTAACCATTTCATATAACTGCCGCGCGGCTATTCTCTTGGCCTGCATTTTCATATCTTCAATCGCCCTTGCCTTTGGCGGGCGGCGGTATCGGGCTTTGAGCGTCTCAAAAATCTTCCGAATGTTCACCGGATAGACTACCGAAAGCTCATTCAACCGGAATGCTATTTCAAGAAATTCCTCGCCGTTGACAATCTGCGTCCGGTAACTGAATCCGGTTGCCCCCATGCGAGCGACAAGATGCTCAATCTGAGCGACAGACTTAGCCACATCAACCGACGTAGCAACAAGGGCAAGGCGGGAGTCGGGTTTCATCATCCCTTCCCCCACACCGCTTCAATCGTTTCCTTTATATCCAGCCCGTAGAGCCGACAAAGAAGAACCATTTCGTGGCCGGTGATAGCGCGGTCGGCGTTTTCGATGGCCATGAGCCGTCCAACCGTCCAACTGAATTTATTAGTCACACACTCAGGACAAAAACAGGCCGTCAAAGAGTCTATCCTAACCGCTCGCGCATCTCGAAATATCTCGCCCAGCTTCTTGTCGTATTCATTAGCCTTCATGCCCTCCCCCCGATATCGTCACCGCCGACAATCTTCATCGGGGCGGCAGGATATATAGTAATTCCTCCCAATGAACTTTCAATACTACCCATTGTTGTTGATGTTGGTATCTGCGCCTTCTGCGGCGGCACGTTGTCGATGACGGCGACCGTCTCGGTCACAAGGCCAACATTCTTGTAGATTCGCACGTAGTCCCCGCCGTCGATATGCTCGGCAGAAATTTTTACTGTTAACCCCGATTTGGGGCAGTCGAGACGCATCCTCAGTCCCGATTGTTTAGTACCGCATCGCTCCACAGTACCTCCGTACCGGCTGAATACCGTACCCACAAAGTGCGTCGCGCGGCTTTCACGCACGCGCTTGGATTTCTTCTTGAATGGATTGAACATCGTTTTTATCTCCTTACCATAGTATCAGAATTAGAATTATAATTACGACAATTACGACAATGCCAATGCAAGCACCCCCCATAACAACCAGCATAAACCGGAGAATGTCGCTAAGGCGTTCTTTCAGTGTCATTTGGTCTCCATGCAGATATTTGCTATCTGCCGACAAATGCCAATATCGTAGAGAGCATCATGCAATTTTGTCTCATCAACTTCGATGCCGAGTGCGCGAGCGACCGTGCCTTGCTTGAAATCTCTCAATTCGTGCCGCCGGTCTCTAAGTTTGATTGCCGCCATTACTGCCACGTCGATAGGCGGCCACCAAAACCACGAACCATAATATCTGTCACCGTTTTTCTTGAACCATGCCCGCAGAAATTGATCGTCAAAGCCGACGTTGTAGCCGAATAGATACGCCTTGTCGGTACTGTCGAAGCGACTGATACATTTTCCAAGCAAACTCGTGAATGTGGTAAAAGCCGCACGTGGCTCTGTGCGAGTCATCAATTCTTCGCGTGTCGTTCCATTGATAACAAGTGCAGACTCTTCGATTTCATCAGAATCGAAGGGTTTCATTTTCAGGTCGAAGGTGCGTTCATCACATCCATCGTTTACGATGGTTGTATTAGGTACAACAATCACTCCCGACAACTGAATAATCCCGTGCTTAACAGGGTCAGTCCCCGTCGTCTCAGTATCTAAAAAGACAGACTTCATTTTACCTCCTTCGGCTCAAACAACGACGTGATTTCATCGGGAATTGGAGCGTCGAGCTTTTTGCTGAGCCACTTGATTAACTCTGCACCTGACGCGGCGGTCACACCCTTCAGATAATGCTCTTTGGTTGTTTCCCACCAAGCCGAATCGCCGTCGGGTCGGTCTTTTATCATTCTATCAATAGCCCCAAGTTGTTTGTCGGTAATGGGGATATCGAGGTCGGGATCGGGTTGTTTGCGTTGGGGTTCTTCCGGCAAATCGGCAGGCTCCCTATTGTCCGTTGGTTTTGCTGATTTCTTTCTTTCATCGGGAAAAACTCCATCCATTTCCTCGGCGGGCGTTGTTTTGAACCCGGCCAAAACTACAACCCAAGCCAGAACGTTGCGTAGGGCTTTCGCGCAAGCGCGAGTCTGCGCCATACTGCGGAGCTGGAACATCGGGACAGGTTCGCTTCCAATTTGTTTGCGAATACGTTTCCCGTTTTCTGTCCGCCATTCATATTTTGCTCGACTTGACCATTTAGATTCATCATTGAGGCACATAGCCTCGGCAGCAGATACGGGAATGCCGGTTCGATTATCTATTGCCTCAGCCTTACATTCAAAGCCCGCAGCCCCACCGATCGTGACGTAGGTAGTAGAAATCACTTTTGCGCTTACCCCATAGAATCGAGCTACCGTCTGCCAGTCCTCAAACTCCAAATAGGTTTCGCCATTCATCACAACAGGTTTAGGTTTATTCTTAATTACATCCATCAGAGCCTTAGCCGCGACCTGTGCCTCAGCCAGAACCATTGCGGGCGGTCGCGCGACCGACAGGGCCATCGGACTTGTTATTAGTTGCACCTCACCAGTCTCAATGTTTACTTGCTCACTCATCACTTCCTCCTTTTATATTCACGCCATGAGCCGCCTTTTCACAAGCCAGCTCATCATCTTCTCTTTCTTCCTGTTTAAGAATTGCTTCTTCCGTGTCCTGCCGCAGTAGTCTGATAGCTTCTTTGCGGGTAACGGCATATAGTTTATGTCCCATTTTCCACTGGGATTCAAACCACCAGCGATAACCCGCCGACCAATTTTTCCAGTCATGTACACTTGAGACTGGCCGGATTAGGTCTAATTCGATGTGTACTTCATGCTTTTTCATCTTCCCCCTCCAACTTGGCGGTCAGCCGATAATGAAAGAGGTACTCGCCTCCTTTTATCTCTGCAAACGGGCAGACCTCTCCGCCCTTAATCCGTTTCAGTAGGGCGCGTTTATTAGCGAGGTATTTTATTTGCGGCTTGATGCAGTTGGTCCAAGTGGGCGACATATAGAACATTGAGAGCTTGTGATTGTCGACCGTGATGTTCACTGAGTCGGGGGACTTCTTTATTTCTATTTCCCCAGCAGGTAGTTTCCGCATCTCATGCGTCGGATCGTCTTGGATATACCGTTCGAGGGCCAATTCCTTACGGACTCTTACTGCATCGAGGGCATGTAAGATTTCGCCTGACCACTCGTTTACAACATCATAAGCCTTTTCCACCGCCGCGATTTCTTCAAGCCTCTGATTGGCGCGGTAATCATTAATTACCGGCTCGTCAATCTTCTGCTCGCGGAAGGCCAGCATGATGGCGGAGATTACCTCCTCCGGTATCTCACCAACATCGGGCGCGTGTGGGGTGTAGTGTGTGGTAAGCTGAGTGATGCTTCCCACTTTGTTTTCTTCATTTGGCATAATGCCTCCTTTTTTTGCCCCCGCTTTTGGTCGGGGTGAGACTTTGAGCCTCACCCCTTGATGACAGAGGGGGCAGAACTGCCATCCGACCGTTTATTTCTTCTTTATCTCAAACTCATATCCTGCCGCCCGCGCCAAAAACTCTATTATCCAAGGTTGGCCTGATGCCTTGATGATGGCGAGAAGCATTTCCGCCCTTTCGTAGAGGTCACTCCCCAGATCGTTTACTGTTAATGTGAAATTGGAAAGCGAGTGAGGTACTGGCATTCCGGCTTTTCCAAGATGCTCTTGGATTTCCCGAAAGACCGAACCCTGTTTGGATTCCCCCTTCTTGATGCTTACCTGAACGACTTCACTCAGGCTCGCTGCGGTATATTTCTGAAAGAACTCGAACTCCATTATTGCCTTTCCGCCTCTCTGTTTCGCTTTACCGAAAGTGGAATTGCCCTTTTCGTACCCAATATTCGTTGCCATTCCGTGGCCGCCCCTTATTTTGAGTGTGTGCTATATTCGATGTTCAATCGCCCTGATGAGATGCTTGCCGTAGCAAGCCGATGGTTTATGCGGCAGTGTTCTCAAAAGACCTTTGGCCGCCCAACGGTAGAGAGTCTCCCGCGAAAACCCGATCTCGCGCGCAATCTCCGAGAAGTGATAAAGCTTCCCCGGAATAATCTTGTGTGTGTCGGGGTAGTTCATGCACTCTTCCTTTCAGGGCGCACAATCAGATCGTTGGAATTTGCCCGACGAAACATTACGAGGACGTCACCAGCCTTGAGCCCAAGCTCATCAAGCCAAACCTTAGGCAAGGAGACGGCGCGGCCACGAAGGCCGTTTTGGGCTATTCGATATTTCTTCACCGGAACAAGACCATCATTATACATATCAGTACCGTCTCCGTTAAAATTTTTTCCTTCCCTGTCTATCATATCGGCAAAATATACTGATATGTATAGTCTGTCAAGTGTTTTTTTATGCTTTTTTGCATTTTTTCTTTGACTATAGTTATGGATAATTATATTGGATTGATTATGTACGGGGAAAATATCCGCAAGTTGCTACGAGAAAAAGGGATAAATCAAACATCCCTTGCCAAAAAAATGGGTATTCCTCAGGGCGTAATTTCCCGTTATCTGAATGACAAGGTTGAAATTCCAGCTTATCGACTTATGGCAATTGCTCAATTTCTTCATGTCTCCATTGATAAAATTACCGGCTACCACGATCCGCCCGATGCCGACAAAATGCAGATTGCAATTAAGCAGCTCGACTTGCTTGACATTTTGCGCGCGAAGGGATTTTCAGACGAGGTTCTGGAATTGGTGAAATTACTCCATGATCGAAAACTCGAAGATTGGGAAATAAAGGCTCTCAAAACATTACTCAAACAGGGGGGAAAAATCCAATGAATAGTACGGATTGGACTTTGTTCGGATTCTATCTCTTTTGCTTCAACGTCATGTGCTTTATTGCCGTTATAGTTTTCTTCATTATGGCGGGTCGCATAAAGATAATACTGGAATTGCTTAAATCGATAGAACTCAGACAAAGGTCTATAAATAGTCTCCTGCAATCACAACAACCCAAAGAAGATGAAGAGATTCAATAAAAATGACTCGCATGCGATTGACAGTGTTTAGACTAATCCCTATGATGATTCTAACCATTGGGGGGAATCATCATGAGGCAAGAGACACTTTCTGGGGGATTGCAGATAATCATTTGTAATCTGTTACGATTTGAATCTTTGGGCAAGAAAAAGCAACGGGCATTACTGAATAAACTGAATGGCAAAAAGAAGAGGAAAAAACGACGGTAACATAAACCCGACCTTTGACGGGCACGTTTGGCGGGTTGCCTTTCGGATCGGCGGCCGGGCCGGGCGCTACTACCGACGCAGATTCAAGTATGAAAAGGATGCCAGGGACTTCATAAGGGAAATACTGGCCGGTGACGCAGAAAAGCCTTATCAGCCGCTCGCTAAGCTGGCTGGCGATTATATCAGTTGGTCTGAAAAATTTCGCCGCAAGTCCCCGACAACCGTCCGGCGCGACCGGTCGAGGCTGGCGATATTCACGAACTGGGCGGCAACCGCCGGAATTTCAAAACCCTCACAATTGGGATTTGGACAGATCTCCGAGTTCCAGAAATACTTCTATGAAAAGGCCCCGTTCGATCAATCCCGCGTAAAAAAGCGGTATAAACAAATCAACGTCCCGGCCAACTGGGAGCACTACCGGCAGACCATTTCGGCCTTCCTAAACTGGTGTATCAAACGGGGATATCTCCGAGAGAATCCCGCCCGGGACGGCGAGTTTCGCAATAAACTTCAGCGAAAAATCCCGCCGCATTTCCAGCCGGAAGAACTGGAGAAGGTCTTTGCCTATTTTGACCAACGGGACGCGGACCTAAAAGTACCCTATTTCTCTATCTTTTTCCGGCTATTAGCCTATACCGGCATACGGTTAGGGGAAGCGCAGAACTTGCGACCAGAGGACATAGACTTCAAACAAAACCTCATAAACATTACCAAAAGCAAGGCCAAGACCGTCAGGACGATCCCCATTAATCAAAAGCTCCGACCGTGGCTTAAGCGATTGCCACTCAAGGGACAGTATGCCTTTGACGATGGCTCCGGCGGCCACTTATATTCTGACGCTTGGATTCTCCGACAGTTGGTTGAAGCCTGCCACAACCTCAAAATCCCCCGGCGCCGCCTTCACGACTTCCGGCATAGCTTTGCGGCCAGTCTTGCGCGGGCGCGCGTATCCCTGCCGGAAATGCAGCGGCTTCTTGGCCATGAACTGATATCGACTACAATCCAACAATACGTCGTGTTTATGAACGACGATTTAAAGGCCGCCATTGCGTCCTTAGACTTTTAGGCTATCCGGAATACCCCCAATCGGAAATAACCCCGCTCCGCTTGCCGTCCGCAGCCACGTTTTATCTGGAGGGGGAATCACGGTTGACCACAGCTTGACCACGCGTGGATCACGGCCAGTTGACCACATGTGGTCAACTATGGGACGCAATGGGACAGAATGTTACATTTTCGGGTTGTTTGATTTCGCTCTGAAAATCAATGAAAAAGCCGTAAATCCCAGCGACTTACGGCCTTTCTGTTTTATGCCGAAGGGGGGATTTGAACCCCCAATATGGCCAGTAAAGCCTATATATTATAGCCACTTAGATAAACACACATTTGCGGGTTGACCACATTAACTATCTTTTTCAAAAAGCACGTGAATCCAATTTGCATGATATCCCGTGATCCGGCGTTGGATATTATTGAGACTAACAGCCAGCTTCGTGCAAACCTTTTGCAGTAAGCCCCTTGTGACAGGCGCTTTCAAGTGATTGTTACAGTATAGGCAGGGTTCTTCCTGATTGTAAGTGCCGTAGGGATTGCCCGCCAAATCCATTAAGGCCGCCGACAGCGCATTTGTACTATACCCAGAGTTCCCGATAAAGGATTTCTCTTTGACCTTGAAACCGGGGAATAGTTCCGTCAGCCGCTTCTCATCAAAGCTATTAACGTGGCTCCAAGGGGGATTCTTCTTGCCGCAGGTCTGGCAGGTCGTTCTTGCCAGCCGAATGTCCTGCCTGTAGGGCACACCGATAAGTAGATATTTCTTGGAGACACGGCCCAATTCAGAGCACGCCTTCTCAAGCGCGGGGATATGTTCCAGTACCTCTGCGCAAAAGACCAAATCAAACGATCGGCCGGCAAACTTCAAGCCAGTAGCGTCACCCTTAACACATTCAATGTTGCCAAAAGAAATGTCCGGCTTTTCCAAGTCCAGAGCCACGACTCTTTTATATTTCTCGGCCAATAATTCAGAGAAGTACCCTTCTCTTGCGCCAACATCGAGCACGGAATCGCCGTCAGGGACAAGCCGCATAAGGTCTGCGGTTCGCTCTAATTCCGCGTCGCTTCTTCTATATTTAGTTAAATCCATTTTGGACCCCCATGATAGATGCGCCAATATACAACAAAAGCTGCTTGAGTCAAGACAAAAAGAAGCCCCGATTTCTCAGGGCTTCCCGCAGAAGGAAAGAGAAAGTAAACACACCACGTGTAAGGAGGGTGTTATTTATCCGCAGTCACCGGAGTTGTCTCTATCGGTTGAACTGGAACGGGAACAGCCTTCTTGGGCCATTCGTATTGCAACCCATTATTCAATGTCGCCACGATGGATTTCACGATAGGCCGGATGACACTGCCGTCAAACGGTTCGAGCCAATAAGGTAGTTTGATAACGGCATCAAGAAACTCCACAACGGCATCTTCTTTTTCCCCGCCATGACCTACTTCATGAAGATCCGCCACAATCTTTTCAACCGTGACGATGGCCTCCGTTATAACATCGGACACTGCGGCGGGCATATCACAGAGTTTCTTACCCTCACATGCCTTGAGCTTTTCGGCCATTGCAGGCAGGTCGATATATTCTACCATTTTCTGCAAGAGCAGAGTTTTGTCAATTGTAATAGTTGCCATAGCACCCTCCGTTAAAGAAACAGGTTGATTCCCGCGCCCCAACGATACTCGGCGTAATCCGCGCCTAACTGAAATTCAAAGCCGCCCCAGAGTCCTATCAGGTTCGATATCGGTTTTGACACGGTGATCCCTGTCGTTCCCAGCAAATAGGCAATCGTCTGGTCAGAGGTCAGGGGTTCGGCAATATGGCCGTCCCAAGTCCCGCCCGCGCCGAAAAGCAGGCCGACGTTGAATCCCGTTGTCGGGGGTTTCAGGAAGTAGAGTCCGCGCACTTCAAGCTTTAATTCATCACCCTTCGATATGTGACCGAGTTCAGCAAATGAAATAAGATATATCTGACCGTTCTCTGTCGCCGGCTTTGCGTAACCAATAAGGCCAGACCAATTATGCTTGCCACTGCCAAGCCAGTTGTAGTCATAGTGGGCGGCCAGCATGATAGAACTGACTGGCTTGTCAAAGTTAATCATGGCCATGCCGTTGGCCAGTCCCGATGTCAGCAGGCAAACGATTAGTAAAGTTAAAAGTCTCTTCATATTACCCTCCAGTGTTTTGTTGATTCTTATATTCCATCTCTTGCTTCTTCTGGTAAACCCACATGCCGATTAGGGTAGCTAAATGGAGCGTAAATGTGCCCTCTGTGATTTTGCCAGTGTAGCAGAGAAATGTTATGGACTCTAAGGCTGCGAGTCCGAATGTTATTTTTTGCCATCGCCAATTTTTATTCATGCTATTACCTCGCCTTCCGCCTCTGGCGGTTGACTGTTTTCCCAAGCCATTATCTCTTTTATGTAGTTCTTTGTTTCCTTGAACGGCGGGATGCCTTTATATTTTCTCACATTACCCATACCCGCATTATAGCCCGCAAGAGCAAGCGGCTTGTCACCCTTGTACCGCTTAAGTAATTTTGCGAGATACTTTGCCCCGCCTTCGATATTCTGCCAGGGATCGTAAGGATTGATTTTCAATTCGGCAGCAGTATCCGGTAAGAGTTGACAGAGACCTATAGCACCACGTTTAGACACAACCTCAGGATGAAACCGGCTCTCCTGCCAAATCAGTGCTCGCAAAAACCACAGTTCAAGGCCGTATTTCTCGGCGGCCTTTTTGATGGTTGCATCAAACGCCGTCTTTTGCCAGATTCCGTTCATTCTTTACCTATTATCTTTTTGCTTATCAGAATAGCATTTTGATCGACTATCTGCTTGTTGTGGGCAACTATCTCCGTTAGCAATTGAATTACTCCATTAATTTGCAGCACGAAGTTGCGTCCCATCTCAGCAATTGATTCCTTATTTTCCCGACACTTCTCCTCAAGTCCCGCGCGACCTTCCTCATATCTCTCTTCGAGGGCTTTCAATTGTTCCATATTACGCGTGACATCGTTTCGTAAGGGGTCAATCACCTTTTCCTTTACCTTTTCAATCTTTCTGTTCACATTCAGACCTCCAACAATCAGCCCGACGAGAAATCCTATTACTCCTATCATCAGGCCGATAACCCATTGATATTCACTCATACCTAACCCCTTCGCAGGAAGTGCCGTTTAGCGTTTATGTTCATTCTATGTTCCCGTCGCTACATACATCAATGTCAATTCTGTCGAATCCAAGTTTTGTATTTTTCCAACAACCAAATAATCTCTCAGCGCCCAAGTCGTCCCAGCCTGCAGTAGCCGCTTATCGAGCACATCGGTAGAAAACTGGACGTGATCACCTAATTGCAAATCGGCATTTGTGAAACCATGCGTTGTCACGGATAATAGCATATGGGGAGTTGACCAAAGACCGTAAGTACCGACAAAAGCAGATGAGATATATGCAACCGACGCGGCGGTGAGGTATCTAAAGGCTCTCTCGTTTTCTGGTTCTCTTACTCCGTAAACGGACTGGGAGGCGGAATTTTCCAGCAAGACTTCTCGCGTGCATTTTTGTAATTCATATTGATAATAATATTGCAGGTTCACTTTGTTACAAATGTAGTCGAATGATACTCCGGTCGATTTGATTTCAACTATGTCCGGCTCATTAATTATTCTATTTGCCGCCGTATATGTATAGGCGCGTTTAATTAGCCGCCATTTGCCAGCCTCACTGAAATAGAGAGCCAACTGTGATTGAAAACAAATCTCTTTGATAATCTCATAGCTGGAGTTTCTCTCGTCATTATGCAGGGTTACCTGCATCTTAACATTCGCATCATAGCAGGCATCAAACGACGCACAATCGATATCATTTATAGATATTCCAAGTTCGTCTATTAAGAGAGATTCGATTATATAGGGGGGATGCTCTATGAGATCATCTTCATTAAAACTGTTGGAATGTGCGGCATCATCAATCCACGAACCGAACATCCGACCGCGACATTCGCTAAAGCATTTATCCAGAGACGCTGGGTCATATTGGATTTTAATCATTAAGCGTATTCCATAGATGTCTATTAGCGCCGAACCGGTCGGCCACGAAGCACCGTAAATTTTCCAATATATTTCAGTGGGAGGGATTCCAGAATGATCCTTGCTTCCGCCGTGCAAACACCAAAATATCCCATTAACCGAAGATAACCATCTCGTGTCTACCGCATGTGTTCCACCACTCTCTGTTGTTAGTTGATATTCTGACCATGTATCCTTGTCATCAACAAAAGTAAATAAATCGTCTCCAGCCTTTTTGAAATATGCCCCTATTTCGAGCCAATGCTGAGGACTACTACCTAAAACAACGTCGTCGCAAATTTCAGCCCTTATTTGTAGGGTTACATGTTTTAATACTCCCCCGGAATTATATACTGGGTAAAATAATCCTATCCCATTGTCGATTTCATCACTTCTATCACCATAGTCGTTCCAAAAAGAAAAAATAACACTACCATATCCCGATTCACCGGGATAGACCGGAAGGAAGGTGGAATCGTCATCAAAAATAATCGGATTTTCTCCATCGTCGGCGGCCAACACGTCGGGATATAAATAGACATAGGCCAGCTGATAAGTTTCATCATCTGATTTCCTCACAGTTGTTCTGTTGTAGGCCAATGCTAATACCGCCCCATTAGTTGGTGTCCCCGAATCATAATGAAGTTCGAACATCTTTTGCATTTGATTATTCCACATCCAAAGAGCATCAACTGATTTTAGTGGATGTGACGCTAATAGATATTCGGCATCACCCGATGGTAGGCTATCAGTCGGACGCTGATAATTGACCTGAAGGGTCGGAGCTAATCTGTTATTAAGTATTTTATATCCATTAGCCGTGCCCCCCATGCGGAAATCACCGTAAATTATTGGTGTGTATTTATTTTTTGCTTCTGGGTCAACCCCCGCAAATCCCGTCCCATAACCATAAGCAAAAAAATCCAAAAGATCGGCGGTCGCATCTGGTAATATTTTATGGATATACTTAGACCTGTCCTGTGCGAGAATTGAAAGTTCATCATCATTGAATTCGGGATAGCCGGTAGTCGTTCCGATGAATATTGCCATGCATTCACTCAGGGCGGTAATATTCGGCCCCGCCGCGAGATATACTGTCACCGTTGCACCGATTAAATCAACGAGATGCTCCGAGAGTCTCTGAGATGCGCCATAGTAATTGTATTTCAAGTTACTGAATGTCAGGGTTAGATCGCCGACCCCTGCCTCATTTTCAAAGAAATCAACCGATGACTCCGCTCCACTGCTTGACAGGAGAATGCCATAAACAGGCCCGTCGGTTAAATGTGTATCTATTTCGCCAAATAGATAAGTGGTTGAGCCATTTACAATCTTGACAATGGTCTGCCGGAAGGCTCCGTCTCTACGATAGTGCTGTGCAAATTTTGCTGGTTTTGTGAGCATTCTAATATCCCAACGTCGGATCGATATATTGCTGCGGCGTTATCGTAAAACTTAATTCGTAAAGTTCATGTTGTGGCATGCGGCGGCCAAAAGTGTCACTTATCTTAGCCACAAATGGAATTCCTCCTGTTACACCCAACACATCTCGAACCACAACCAATTTTGCACCTCCACGCGCGGTATCAAAAACACTGCGGAAATTTCCGTATTCGGTCGCACTTAATGCCTTGTAATTTCGCTGTTCTATACACATCGGAATCGAATAACGCTCAGATACTGCATGATCAGCCATCGGATTATTGCCATGAAGATTAGTGTAAATATCACTATAATCGACTGGCAACTCCGGGCCGCGTGAAATAATTATCTCTGGCGCGATGAAAAGATGTGAAACTTCAATAATTGAACTCATACCCTTGAAACTCAGTTTCATATAGCGCGTCAGTGCTGTGGTAAATGTGTGGTAATGCACTGGAGTATTGGCGCTGGCAAGAATACTTATCAAATAATCGTTAGCCTCCGTCCAATCTGTCCCATTCGCCGATAGATCAAGTTGGAATCTACCAGTCGCTGGATCGGTCGTGTAATTACGCATAAAAAACCCGACCATGTAGGAGGTCAACCCGGGAATATAATTCAAATCAATAACAATACTCTGGTCTGCCGTTGTTGTCGGCTTCCAGCATGTAATCAAAGAACCGTCAAGTAAATGCTCTTTGGGATATCCGGTTGCCTCCGACGTGGCCGAATCGATATCGGCCAGCTCAAGATTGGTCAGCATTGGATAGTAATATGTGGTATCAACCGATCCCATGTTTAAGCTCCATATGTCTCAAGACTTCGCAGACTATTCAGGATGCTCCGTCGTGTTTCAAAAGGCATTTTTCTGTCATTGGCAATACTGGAAATCTGTCGCGCAAGCAATCTCTTATCAGTCCGGCCATTGCCACCAAGAACAAAAATATGTGTTTGATTGTTGGTTGTCCCCGCTCCGGCCAACGCGGGAGAAAGAGAAAAGTATTTATTAACGTCGAGCTTTACCGAGTCTATTCCGCGCTCCGTATGCTTCATGTAATCTTGTCCCGACTTGAATGCAATTGCATCATTTTTGGGATTATCGAAGAGCGCCATTTTCACAATAGCTTTTGCCGCCCATATAGCGATTTCTTTAAGCATTTCTTGGAGAAAAAATTTAAGAAAATCGGCGGCCATGCTCTGCCAAAGTTCTTTGAATTTAACTTTTTCTCCCATAAACGCACGCGTCATCATATCCGCTGCGCGGGCAGTCGCATTATTGAATGATTCCCACATAGCCCCGCCGATAGCGGTTTCCTTTAATTCGTCAAGCTTTTCCTGAAGGTCATCCACCTCTGTTTGCTTGTTATTTTTATCTATATAATCAAATCCATATTTTTCCATCCACTTATTTATCGAAGCAATGCTATAGGGGGATGAATCGGGCAGTACAGGTGGAGTTATGGCTACGACCGAACTTGTCTTACCATTTTTTATAGTGTCGTTTTCATGCAGGATTTTCTGATACGCCGCCTCTGCCCGTTCTAAAGCGTCAGCGGTATTTTCTATAGCCTCCTGAAGTGTGGCATTGAAGGCTTCGTCAATAGACTTACCCGCCGCCGCCGAGATTTCACCACCCGATTGAATGACTTTCATATAGGCAAGCCAACCAGTTGTAGTATTTTCTAATTCAGTATCTTGTTCGCGGAATTTGTCAGTTAGTCCAGTCATGGCTATAGTCATTTTTGCTATTTTTGCAGCAGCGGCCTGAGCCTCAGCAGATTGTTTGTTGGTAATTTTATTCCACTCTTCCGTCAATTTCTTGATTTCATCGAGTGTATCACCGTAATAGTAACCATACTTAACAAGCTTTGGATATAAATCAACCAGTCGTTGTATTTCTTTCGCTTGATCCTGAAAATCTTTTGGTATTTTAGAATTAGGTACAGCAAAATCGGCGAGAGCTTTTTTGGCCGCAATCATAACATCTGTATATTTACGACCCTCAGCAATAATGTCATCAAGGGCTGCCGATTCTACATCCATACCATTGAGAAGTTTACTTCTTACATCACCATAATCAGATGGAAGTGCTCCCGAAGTAAGATATTTAAGAGCTTCGGCTTTTTTATTTGCTAAAACTAAACGTTCATTCAATTTAGGCAAAACAGAAGTGCCAATATCTTCTAACATTTCCTTGAGATTCTCAGTAAAAGTACGCCATGCGCCTTCTGTCGTTTTGGCCTCGTCCTCTAAAGCACCCAGCCCCAATCTTGCCATTTGTTGTAAGGCTTCTTGATAGCGCAGGGCATCCGTAGCACCTTTCGTGAACTGGAATCCCAGTTTTTCCAGCATAGTTACATTGCCAGAATGTGCCTTCGCTATATAATCTGCAGCCGTTGCGTAATCAATTCCACGCCGTGTAGCAAAATCTAAGGCGATACCGACATTATGCATCGCCTCGGAACTACTCAGTCCCAGTTGCATCATGCGCTGCATAACATCGCCGACAACTTCATCGGCTATACCGAACCGTGTTATGAATGTGTTGGCGTATTCCTGCAGTATCGGAGTAACTTGCCGAGTATTTTCTCCAACATTCTTAACCGCGCCAGCAACCCCAGTCCATACACGCTCAGACTCCGCAGCCTCAGAAATTGTAGCGGATAGAATTTTTTTCGCACCCTCCCATGAGAGCCAAGCGGCGCCGACATTCCTGATATTGTTTTGTAACTTATTCAGGGCGGAGCTGGCATTATCCTGAGCATTTATCTTAATGAGCAGTTGTTCTATAAGACCCATTACTCAGCCCTCTTCTTGTTGTCCATTATCTTGCTGCGTTCCGACTCAATGATCCGGCAGGCCATGATATATTTAGCCGGTTGTGAATAGAACTCTTCGACCTTCGCCAGCCGTGAAGTGCCCCCCAGTTGATTGTAGAGATAGTAGAGTTCCATTGTCATATCATCCATGAGAGTAAGAGGACACAGGCTGTAGGCGAGACAGCGCGAGAGCATACTCGCATCTTTGGGGAATAACCCTTCAGTATAAAGTCTGTCCCAGACATTGTCTCGCGTAACACCTTTCAGTCTCTTTTTATTGGCCGCCCGCAGCTCAAGCGTTTCGCCTTTTTCAAAACACCGGAAATGACTCTTACAGCCAGCGCAGCATTTTGGGTAATTACTTGTTTCAGCAAAGTCCACATACTGCACCAGCAACGTCAGTTTTTTTGTTGTTCATTCGCCAGCGATGATATCTCTATCAGTTTTGATATGAATGCCGTAAAATCGGTTGTCCGCATACGCCTAAGACAATCGGGAATATCCGTCACTCCTTCGATGCTATCAGTATGGGCGACTACAATCTTAATGACTGTCTCAAATTCACCATCGGTTAATGGTGTGGATTTACCGAAAAGCATCACACAACTGCGAAAGTCACTCCAACTTAGAACGCGCATCCGTACTGCCGTTCCATTGATATCAACTTCCTCCGATGCTTTCGGATCGATTAGGTTAAACATGAAATCCTCCTTACTATTTCCTTCTTACCAAGTCTTATCTAATGCATCCGCTATTACAATTGTGATAGGCTGAGTGGTTGTCGGAGCCACGCCAGCCAGTTCCAGCTCATAGTCCAGCATGGTCTTGTCGCTATGGTTGAAATCTACTTTCTTGAGTACGCCATAGGCCGTGACATCCAGATCACCGTCAACTGTTCCCGCCGAAGCATTACCCCAAGCATAATTGATTGTGCCTGCCGTGGCCGCTACCAGCGCTGCCTCCAAAGCATCAACCGCCGTATCATAGAGCAATGATCCCTTGAGCGTGCCGGTGAACTTGCCCAGTCCCCAAGTCGCAAAGTTGCCACTGCTCTGTCCGACCTCGAATACTTCGCGGGTCATTTCGAGTTCCCAGCCGCCAGCAACACAGGTTATCGCGCCGCCGAAGTTCAGTGTTGCCCTGGCCATGTCCTCAAAAGCATAGAAGCTATTTGCCGAAGGTGTCCACGTGCCCGAAGGGTTAGCCGTCAACGTCACCGCGCCGCGTCCGAGAATGTCAGCGGTTAAAGAGAGTACCCCGCCCGGGTCGCATTTCAAAACTAATTTCGTGCAGATACAGTCATTAATCTTGCGGCTCTTTGATGCAATCGGCCCCTTGACGATGATTGAAGAATAGCATCCAGCGTTGGCCGAAAAGTCAGGCTGGGTCGCGTGAGGAATAAATGTCTTGCCGTATGGAGTAGTCGCGGCTTCGGTTACTTTCTGGAAAAACATATACAGCAACAAGGGTAAACTACCCTTGCGCGCCATTGGCAGACTTATTGACATTTTCGGCTTCGCGCCTTTTTGGTCCCTGTACAAATCGGAAACATCAACAAACCGCGATCCCCGTGATGCCGCACTTGGCCGAAATTTGATATCGGCCTCTATTTTTGCATTCTCCATCAGCAATTGCATAAAGGCCGCAGAATCGCCAATAGCCGTGCCCCATGCCGCCTGTTGCGCTATGCCGACCGCAAAGTCTTGAGGGGTGAAAACTGTAATAGCCATACGCCTATCCTTCCTCTATTTCTTTTTTGATTTTTATCTTTTTGGGTTCGTCTGCAACGGTCTCACAGTTGCCGAGTGCTATCAGATAAGCACCGATAAGGTCATCGACTTCAACTATAGTCCCCGTCTGCAGGGCGCGGAAATTTTCCTTTGATAATTCCGCTCCGGTCGTGGCGTTGATGGCACCAAGCCAAGGGAACCCGTCTTTTATCATTCGTATCTTCATATTGTTACCTCATGCCTGAGCGTAATCGCCAGGGACTCTGATTGTTATTGTTAATTCGCCACCGAGTGTGGCAGAATCTTCAAACGTCAAGCGTGGCTTAATATCATTCAGTAAGGTTATTCTGTACCCGCCCGCGAGATCCGCTCGCTCACTGAGATAATTATTGATGGAAGAAAGCAAAACGGTAGTATCGTAAGAATCAGCAGTGCCGCCGGTATAGTCCATATGTACTCGCACGCTCGCGGTGACGTTGTAATAAAAAGCTCGGTATCCGGCGGCGCCGCCGATGCTCTCCCCTGATTCTGCGGACTCAAGGTCAACAGTTACAGCGGGGACTTCGAGTTTTGCAACTCGATGATGATTGTATATGTGGTCAAACTTCACAATATAACCGAAGGCCATCGCCGCACGTAAATCATCAAGGGCATCATAGAGCTTCGTGCGGGCAAGATTGAAAATGTCTGTCCCGTAGGCCTGTGGTACTGGCGTTGTTGAAGGCGCACCCAATCCAGCCTGACGGGGTTCTTGCTTACCGGCACCCTTATGTCCACGAATAGGACTCATTACATCGCCGTCCTCTTAACACTGTCGGGTGGGTTTCCTTCCGCGCCGCCAACGTGGTAATAAACATCATAAAACATTGTGTCCGTCCCATTGATATACCAGACCGTATCTCTGTCGTCGTGATAAGCTGTGATGGACTTGGAAACCAATTTGTTTATGCCATACATCCCCAGCGTATCTATCTGAGCAAGGAGAGAGCGGTAATGGTCATCTGATAGCTGTAAGCTATCCAATGCCGCCTGCAGGGAATCGACGACCTTTGCCATTTGTGCCTGCAACGCGGTAAAGGAACTGTCACCGTCAAGACCGTTGGCCGGTAAGAGGATCGTTCTCAAGGCCAGAGCCACAATGTCATTGTCCCATACCTGCCTGCCAAATTTAGCACTGTCGAGGACAATAGAAAGGATGGAGTCGGCTCGCAATCGAATCTGATGTAGAGAATCTCTTGTGGCAACAAGTGAAACATTGGCAATATGAATAGAGTCCGCCGCCTTAAGCAGTTCTGTTTGTATAGAGTCAATGACTTTGCGCTGTTTCGTCAATGAATCCACAAGAGCCAAAGATGTAGCTTCTTTGGCCGCCCAGTTGTCGTTGTTTTGGAGTGTATCCAGAATAGCGTTAAGAGAATCAACCGCCTTAGTAAGTTCTGATGCAAGAGCATATCGTCCATCGTAAAGTTGAAGAGTATCGAGAATTGCATTGATGCTATCAATGCTTTTTGTGAGTTCACTCGCAAGGGCGTACCGCCCATCATATAATTGTAAGCTGTCGAGAATAGCATTTATGCTGTCTCTTTGTGCAATACTCAAAAGGTGAAGGACGTTGATCGAGTCCCTCAATGCAGCCGACGAATCCTGAAAAAGCGCAGCAATAACATCATAAATTTCCGACGTTGTCGGTGGATCGATGGCGGCAACGGTGGCCTCCATCGCTAAGCCACGCGCTATACCCGTATCAATAACGGTAGCAGCCAAATCTGCCGCTGTTACGCCAGCATTGATACTGTCTATAACGACGTTAAGGGAATCTATCACTTTAGTGAGTTCTGCAGCGAGAGCATAACGACCATCATAGAGTTGGATGGTATCAAGAATGGCGTTAATAGAATCGATGGCTTTCACAAGTTCTGAGGCGAGAGCCCAACGTCCATCATAAAGCTGAATGCTGTCCAAAATCGCCTTTATGCGAATTGAATTCTGGACAAGGCTATCATAGTTGTTGCGGACGCGATTCAATGACAGATCGAGCGTCGTATCGACGACCTGAAACTGTCCGGCAAAAGTAGAAGTTAGGCTCGCACCCGTCTTATCTAAGACCGTCAGAATGTAGGTGAAAACGCCCTTAGAGGTACTTGTTCCATTTATGGAATCAATACGTACGCTCAGTATATAGCTGGGAGCAATGGATGACGTTTGCCATGCGTAGGATTTAACCCGCGCTCCATTATATGCCATTGAATCTTTATAAACAACATCTCCGCCCGGACTAAAAACCACCAAGTAGATAGAATCACCGCTGGCTAAAGCCGCACCTTTTCCCATCGAATCCAGCGGGGTGAAATACAGGGAGACCGAATCCCTTGTGGCTGTAGCGGTCACGATTCCATCTGCCTTTGCTTGATTAAAACAACAAGCGGATGCCAGAATTAATATAGCCATCAATAACTTTTTCATTTTTTTGGTCTCCCTAAAAATACATGCTTAAGGTCACGTCGATATCCCTCTCCGGCTAATGTCAATGTCAAGGTATCCACCACTATGGCCGCAACCTGATTTATCGTAAGCGAACTATCGTATGCCTGTGCTGTGTCTTTCTGCGCCCTGATTATATAGTCATTGTACCCAACTGAATCTGGTGCTGTACGGGAATAATAGGCGTAAGGACAGACAATCGATATATTGCCAGCCCCATTAGTAAATCCCGTCCCGACTATTCCGTACTGACTCCATACCGTGCAGGCCGCCTGCCCCACGCCGATGCCATTGCTGCCCTTCACGTGGAGATAGAGAGTGCGGGATATGGTGATTTCGTTCGGTTGTCCTGCCGCGCATTCCGCGCCATGATACATATGCGTCACTGAATTGGGTGACGCTCCACCGACAAACTTATCATCCAGCGAAACTATCTGAGTATCGCAGCCATTCCCGCCACACATACCGGCATTAAAGGTTGACTGGTCATAGACCCGCCCGGTAGTATCGAGGTCGAGGGTATTGTTATAGGTTAGAACCCCGCCCGCGCCACCGTCGAACTGGCCGTAATCAATGACCATCGTACCCTGAGAGTAGAAGTAATTACCATAGACGTGCGATGTAGTATCTTCATATTTCACATAGTCAAAGGCCATCGCCTTGTTGTCGTATTCGTAGGCATCAGCGTTCGTTAATACCTTCAATGAACAGATGTTGTTATAGATATTCACATGGAACGGCGGGGCATCTTGTTGCCAGACCTGATAGGCAATGGGTTCGCCGTTAGGATTATACTGTCCGCAGATATTGGTTGTGGTATCGACCGTGACGATTAGGACGTTATCGAATACATTCACCCACTTATTTATCTGGCGCATCTTGAGGGCGCTGCAACCATAGAGGGCTTTATATTCCTGATTGTAGCCTTCGTGATTATTGAAGTAACTCGAACAAATAACGACCGGCTCGGCTTCAACACCATCACCGCCTATAAGGTTTATCCCTCGCCCGCCGCCGTATTTTGTACCGGTCAAAAACGTGCAGTGATTTACATACGTACCCCTGCCCGCTCGTGTCGTCACTATCCCGTAGGTCTGTGTCGTGCTCTTACCTAATGCCCCACTCCAGCCGACATACTTTTTATTGCGAGCATCAACCACAAAGGTATCGCCGTAGAATTTGCCAACACACCTGTCGTTGCCATTGGGAGCCGTCCATCGCATATATACCGCGGCATGAGCGTTATCTTCGAGGTAACAAGAATCAACTTTGATGTGATAGTCCCCCGGATGTGTCAACAAGGCAGAATCACAGGAAACGCTCAATACCGTTGCCTGAAACATTGTCCTTGACGGGTAGGCATAGGCATCATTGAAGAAACGGCACTTGCGGAGACGAATGTTTTTTCCGGCAGTTTCTAATACCGAAGCATAATAAGCACCCCGAACTCTCGCGATGACACTGTCGAGTACAATATTAGTGTCACCGGCGGCGATATTTATACATTGGGCGTAGTAGTTAAGGGTGTCGCCTTCTACATAAACACTGTCATCGGCCTCCATATTGTCGGGATCGTGTAAAACATACCCATGATGGACAGTGACATTGTGATACCCACTACGCACATAAATGCCCCTTGCCCCTAAATACGTACCCAGTCGTTGCGTCGAATCCGTCCCGAACCGTATTGTGTCCGTTCCCAAATCTATATACCAGTTGCTACTATTAACAATTATCCCATTGGTCAAGCTTGATAGCATCGTCCCGTCAATCGTCACCGTGTCTATAGCATCGCCAGAATGGACTTGTGAATGTGCCCCCGCCGTGCCAGATGCTTTAAGCGTGTCGGGTAGTTCTGTGATAACCTTTTGCGCTGGCCAGACCGGAGCACAGCAAAGAAGCAATATGATTAGAAGTCGTTTCATTGCTGCACCTTTGCTCTACGGAGACGATTAATTATTGTCCCGCCGGGCTTGTCGGAAAGATATAATACCAAGTATGGCTGATTTCCTGCAGCATCATCAGTAAATAAAGTCCATATAGACTGTACCCCATCATTACCACCGTATCCGCCTGCTATTAATATCCATCCCTTGCAATTATTGGTGTCGCCGATAGTTACTCCGCTTATGTAAAGTGGAAGTGTGTCATTATTGTCTGCTGGCCCCGCCGTAAACAATGTTGAGTCGGGATGCCCTGTCACAACTTCCCTTGTACTCGACCTGTCCGATGTAGTATTATTGCAGCCATCCGTTCCCCAATCTGCCGCAGTTCCAGAACATCCACCCCAATGAGTGGCATTGGCTGAGTCCCATGATGCACCGCAGGTGTCGTAACCATTGCCGGATGACGTCCCCAGCCCCTCGCTCCAAGCTCTTTTTATAGGGTATAATGAAGCAAACACACTGTCCCCCGCCGTTCCCACTGCTTGAATCTTATTCATTTGCTTAGCGGAGTCTATTTGTTTGGTTGAATAGATACGCAACGTATCTTTGAGAGTATTCCAGTAGTATAATATTCCATAAACCTTAGAATTGCCCCCCTCCTTGCCTATCTTACCCGACGTAAATGCACCGTAGTTATAGGATGGCATACTATCGGTTATTTGCGCCATATCGAGATTCGCCGCCGAACCCTGAATGGTTACGGTAATCTCGCCGGAGGCATGACTGATTTCAGTCGCTACGAGAATCAGAAGAGCGACCATCAGGATCATGGCGAGAGCAATCAGGGTATTTTTCTGCCAAAGTCTCATCGGTTCCTCAATCACATATCAAACAATGACCGCAGTTCTCGCATTGAATGTCCGTTGTCGTAAGCTCATACCCACAGTTAGGACAGTGATAGCTTGATTCATTCATCGTTTCTTCCTCATTTCCCAGCCCCGCGTAAATGACATAGCGCAGAGAGTTCCTAATCCACCGACTATTGCAACCCACGGCCAAAAGACCTCAAATATCAACATCACAACGGCGGCAATCACACCGGCCATGAGTTCGAGTAGGTAAATGTCATTCATAATCACCTCAGCAATGAAGCCTTTACATCGACATACCAGTCATATTCATTGCCGAGAAGTGCCGTATCTCCCGCTACCGCTGCCAATTGCCAGTGATATGATGCCACGATATAAAAATAACTTAGAAACAGGCTATCAGCAGGTTTCAGATAAATCTCCGGCGATGCATATGAATATGACGTTGTCGCACTCGTAATAACGGTTGTGCTGATAACCGTATCCTTACCCTCGGACGGGATTCTGTCCGTACAGGCGTGCAATGCCACAAACATCGTATCGTTGGCATGAGCCGAATCGACCTTCACTCTGGGAAACAGCTTCAGATATGAATAGGGATGTTCTCCAAGTATATTTGAGTAGAAGGCTGGAGTAACTTCCGACGTATCCGTGCTCATGCGCACGCGCGCGCCTACGGTATCTATGACAAGAGTTCCACTAAGACTTAGCCAGTCACCCGTCCAGGCAATGGTTGCCATCAATAGCAGGCCGACAAGAAAAGCTGATATTTTCTTCATTCTATTACATCCTCCACATATATCAAATTCCACTTTTGGTCAACCATCGCGCCAATATCGGTTAAGGCGTAGGTTTCAGAATCATAAACGATCCCCAGATATCCATTGGGTAGCGAACTCTTGATTGAATTAACCTTACGCTGAACATCCATCGAAAGAATCAATACCTCTTCCTGTATGGTCGCAGCCTCCCCGCGCACGAAACAGACAAGAGATATCGGCGTGGTCATGCGCAGATAAGTACCGTCATCGACTGTCGGGTTAGCGGGGCCAGTTGCCACAACATGAATTGACGGCAGCATTTCGTTTGGTAATACCATGAGAGCCGTCGGTACAAGATTAACGCTGCCGATGGTCGTGGCATACCCGTTTGAGACCTTTATGTCTCGCAATTTGAGAGCCAAATCTTCGAGTATGTTATAAAGGATACTCACTTCATCGGCCTCGTCACGTGATATTGAATAAGGTCAAGAACCTTTCCCTTATTTTGTTTAAGGGCGGGAAAGACATAGGGCCGAGCAGGAATAGTGACCTGCTTAACTCTAACCCATTGTGTAATGGTCTTTGGTGATTTTAAACGTTTGTTACCACGCAAAGACATAAATCGCGAACCGACATTAATAGGAAATGTCAAATACCCATCACCCTTCGCATGGATAACCCCACCAAATTCTTGGATAGCCGCATAAATCATGTTTGGTCCAACTTCGCCCTGAACCGCAGCACCCGATCCCGTGACCTTATGGGTAACTGACCGCCAGAGGTTTGATGACCGTCGATGCAGTATCTTGTTGTTGAGATTGTCCTTGACTTTATTCTCCAAAAAGATACAGGCGGCAGTTATGCCTTTTCTCAGATTTACTTTCATGCCAGCGACGGTTGCATCAATTTTGAGCGACCGAAATTCCTTACCGCCGAATGAAATACTCAGGTTCGGCATAACGATGGTCTCCGATAACTATTGAGTACAGCCAGAACGTCATCGGGAATCTTATCGAAAGAGAAGTTTGTCGTTTCCCCAAAGGCTGAAACCGAATTCATGCCTATTGACTGCGTATCAATCTGCTTCTTGGCCAGGGCAGCTAACTTTAAACAAGCATCTTTGAGATTCGCCGGAACTGCCTCAACAGTCAAATATCCAGCGGGATAAACGATCTTAACGTTGCGCCTTCCCGCGTGGAAGCATTGGCCACCCAAAAAGTAGATTAGTCCTGTTGGCTTATCCCAGGCCAGAGTCATGCCATAAGTTGAAGCCGCCTGCCATACACCATCATTATCATCGTCGAAGTAAACGACAGGCGACGTTATCGGTGCAAGAATAGTCCCGTCGGTTGCATCCAGAATAGGCCAGTGATTGAGGTACATCTCATTCTCTGCATACCCGTTCCGGTATTCAGTATGATCAGTTTTGATAAAATCACGTCCACAAAACGTAGCCATCTTGGAAGATGCCGCATTAATCATAGTCTTTAGCAGATCATTGCTTGCAGTAACGGAAAAATAGACCATAATCTCAGCTTCACTCACGAGAGCGTTAGACGCCAAAGAAACAGCCATTTACTTTACCTCGTGCGGCGGTTTTTCCATCCGATTATGGCTCGGCTCGGCCATTATGATAAATGACTCTGGAAATGTCGCGGCCAAACGGTGAGCATACTCAGTCTTTAGATTGACAGTCATATGCCCTTTTAGCTTTACCGTATCCCCTTCAGCATTCTGGACTACATAAGACGACACCATCCCATGCGGAACAAATCGTACGGTTACAACATCAGGATCGCGCCGCTCCTCAGGGGTAAACCGTTTATCTTTTGCCATACCATTCTCTCCTATAATTCTATATCAGTCCAATAGACATCAAGCTGATCGTTATTTGTCGCGTCAGAACAATTGATGATGGCGTTGTGCGGTATGGTAATTTTCGTCTTATCGAGAATCACCCGCGTTGCGATATTGCTCGCCGTGCTATTGTGGAATACGAAGAGCACTTCCGACGTGGTCTTTATGCCCGTACAGGTCAAGTCTGCGGCGGCATCTCCACCCGTGACGGCAAAACAATTGAGATGAAAACTGTTTTTTACGTCTCCGTCGGGGTCTTCCCACCAAACTTCCAATTGGTCATCGGTCGTATCGGTCGATGCCAATGCAATCTGGTCGTTTGCCGGAATACTCACCTCATCAAGATCAAGCATCACCGACGTGGCAAAAGCGGCCGCCGTTGACTGGTGTAAAATAAACAGGATTTTCGATGTCGTCTTGATTCCCGTACAGGTCAAGGCGGTAGTGGCGGTATCCCCTGTAACAATAAAGGCATTCAGATTAAAGCGAGGTTTAGCCTTTGTCATGCCATTGTAAGTTGCCATATTAATCTCCTATTTTTCAACATCAGTCCAGAAAACGTCTAACTGATCACTGTTTGTTGCCGTTGTCCATCGAATAAGACCGTCGGCATATATTGTTACCGCGTCCAAATCAACCATAACCGACGAAGCAACGTCAGCAGCAACGGTTTGATGGAAGACAAAGAGTATCTTCGACGTTGTTTTGATTCCAGTGCAGGTTAATGAAGCACTGGCATTGCCGCCCGTGACAATGAATCGGTTCAGGTGAAATGACGATTTGGCTTTTGTCATGCCATTGTAGGTTGCCATATATTATCCTCCAAAGAGGGAACGGCGATCTCTCGTCGCTCCCTCGATCATTCGTTAATCAACTAAGCTATTTCGATGTTGTAACCTAAGGCAACAGGGTCTTCCCCAGTCGGGGTCATCTGCTGGAAGTCCATACGCATGGTGCCAACAAAGGCATACTGCCGAGTTAGGTTATTGAATTGGTAGTCAACCCCGATGTTACGGCGATGGCCGATCTTGAATCCGGCAGGTTGCACGCATAGGTAAATTGTGTGCGACGCGTTCGAGCCGGTTAAGAGACCATCAGCGCCCATGATTGAATTGATGTTCTCTGAGACAATCAGGTCTCCACCGTCGAGAGTGGTCAATACACCATTGTTCCACGTTCCCAGGGTATTGTAATTTCCACCCTGAACAAACGGAGTCAGGCTGATTGTCAGGAAATACCCACCGATGCCAGTCAGGTAGAAATATCCTTTACGGGTTCCATGTTTACCCATCATTTTCCGAAGTTGACGAATATCATCTGCTCCGAAAGTAGTAGCAGCATCGCCAGTACCAGCTGTGGTCGCTTGCGTGTCATAGGTAGCCGTGTTGTCAACAGCCCGGAAACGGAGTCCCATAAATCCGGTTAGGTTGTAGAGAGTACCAGCGGCTGCAGTGCGCGAAGTATCTCTGTGCGTGGAGGTAGTGTCGGAATTAATCAGAGCGTTATCCTCACCGTCACGGAGTGACCACGCCAGCTCTTCCATCACCGCGGGAACGACCGGAATAATGGAATCTTCAGTCATAACCTCGGAGATCATGATTGCGGCCGCGTGTGTATGCGCGGTGAAGGTCACGTTTGAAGTTCCCCAATTACTCTTGGTTAGTTCGTCCGGGTTGTTTGTATTGGGATCATCAGCCAGATAAACACTCGCATGGCTTGTCTTGATCGGCCACTTGTACGACTCCGACGGCATTTCAAATGTCGGGAACTTCGCGGCTAAGACACGGTCAAGGTTGAAGAGATCGTACAGTTCTCGGCTCCAGCCCTGCCAAATCCACTCAAGGCCATATCCGGTATTATCATTTGACATTGCTTTGGCAAATTCGGGGTCATAGTACCCGGCCAGTTGCACAAAGTTGCCCCATGATTTCAATGTCTGGATACCACCATAGGAGGCGCCGCCCTTCGTGCGCATGTAGGCATCAACCAGCATCGCGGTGTCAAAGGCGTTGCGAGTGGCCTTAATCAATTCGCCCTCAGGGTGACTATGTAGGTCAATCGGCTCATGCAGAAGAATCTCAATCATCTTCTTGCCCTGATTGCGCGGTAATAGTGAACGGACGGTTAAAATATCCACCTGCCCGGCGCGCATCGTCTTTGCGTTTTTGATCCGGTTCATTTCCTCTTGGATGGACTTAATACTATCCCCAAGAGCGACGATTGCAGTGCTGAACTCGGCTTTATTCACGCCCGGCTCAGCAAGTTTCGCCGAGAGAGCCGCAATGTCACGGCTTGCATCATCCTGTCGCTTCGTCAATCCCACCATGTCCGT